TCAAGCTTCTTTTTTACTCTTAGAGAGAGTCTGTTTTGCCGCCGCTACGTATTCGACAAACACAAACTCCTTGCTTTGGTTCCACTCGAGAGGTTGCCCGACCTTCTCATGTAGTTCTTTCATTATCAGAATCTCTAAGAATCTAGCTCCTAGGCCAAAAATCTTCTCAAGTCCCTTCACAAAATCTTCAAGGTGATAAGGAATGTCGTTTTTCGCTATTTTGAATTTGCTTTCAAGGTGGAAGTAAATTGACTGTCTAGCAGATTCTCCTAGAGAAAGTAATGCGTCATCCACTGCCTCAAGCAAGATTTTCTCGAAGGCTTTTTTTGCCAACTTCTAGATTCCTCTAAAGGCTCCACTCAAGCAAACTACGCTAGTAATGGTATAAATAAATCCCTTATGAATTTTTAAATTTAATCCCCAATTGCGTTTGTTTCGAATTGAACTTCGAATCAGAGTGTCTTCGTCTAAAAACTGAAGAGGTCAAGCCTTGCTGCTGATTCTGTGAATACGTTCGGCTACTAAGCTAAGTTCTTTTGCATAATCCATCAATGCCATTCGCAGGGTTTCGCTCTCGCTGATCCCAAGCCTTCTCGCTAGCTCGTCAAGAATTTCCTTCTGCTCCTTGCTCAGAATCACTTTAACTATGCATTTCCTAGGCATCTCAAACCACTTTTTGGGGTTTAGCCCACTCTGAGGGCTAGCATGCGGGCATATCCAACGGCTTCTGCGATGTACAATTCGGCTTTTCATTTTCCTCGCATATTAGGTTGGTGTTAGTTGTGCAAGGCTGGTGTAGAATTGCCATGGGAAGAAACTGAGGTTTACATTCGCAGCGGACATCGAGATCCAGAAGAGTTTCGACCTGACAGTTTGAGAACTATTGTTTTGAGCGAGGAAGAAGGCATTAAGGCGGTCATTGGCAAATCCAAGGGCAAAGACAGTATGGAAGTGCAGAGTTATCTTTTCAGCAAGGATAAGGGTTGGACAGTTGACAAGGCTAAGGCTTGGTTTGAAAAGCACCACAAAAGTGAAGCCGTGCATCAGCTCTTTTCAGTTATCTTGCCTCTACGCGTCTTGGAAAAAATCGTTGATAAACCCCTAAGAATTCGCGGCATAGCCCTGACTGCTGGCATAAGCCGAAACTTCAACATTTACACGCCTGAAGAACTGCATGGGTTCGCCAAAAGACTTGTTTCGGCGCCAGTCTATGTTGAGCACGTTGCTGTTCCGAATGCTACTGGGAGGATAGTAAAGGCTGATTGGGATGGTCGGAACCTTTGGTATGAAGCGGAAATCGATGATGAAGAAACAGCAGAGAAAATCCGAAAAGGCTTGATTAAGCACGTAAGCGTTGGAGCAGACTATGAGACCGTTGACATTCTTAACGGAAAAGTACCGCATGGTCTTCACAATGCAGAATTAAGTCTTGTTGCAGTGCCTGGCATACCAGAAGCAAACATCCAAATAATGGAGAAACTACAAGGCAAAGAACAGGCTTTTGAGCCTATAACTGCCAGCGAGTACATCCTTGGCTTTTATCAAGACGCTTCAGCTTTCCTGCCTGAGCATTTCAGTACAGTCTGGCTTGACAGGGAAGACGGTGTCCTAGCAATTGTTGGAAAGTTGCGAGCTGAACCTGACGCTGAAAGGGTTCAGAGCATCTTTTTTGCCAAGGAAAAAATGTGGGATGAGAACAAGATTCGTGACTGGCTTCTTCTGCATCCTCACTACATGACTCCAACAGGCGTTTCTGCTTCCCTGCAGACACTGCTTGAAGAACATGAGAAAATAAGCAACAGAAAACTTGTCGAACGCGTTTGGACGCGCAGCTATATTAGCAGCCTACCAGACTCGGCTTTCGCAATCGTGTATAAAGAGAATGACAGAGTTGTCAGAAAGTTTCCACACCACAGTGCAGATGGCAACATTGACCTGCCACATCTGAGAAACGCAAACGCTCGACTGCCAAAAAGCGACGTTCTAACCGAGTACAAGCAAAGGGCAATGAGGCATCTTGCCACACACAAAAGAAAACTGGGGATAGGAACTTCGACGGAAGAGGAAAAACTTCTTGAACAGGAAGGAGAAGACAAAACAGCATCGGTCAAGCTTGAGTTTTCATCAGAACCTACCATAGATGAACTTATCGCGAGCGTTGAAGATGTTTTAGAACAAATCTACGATACTATTGAAACAATAACAAACCGTGTTGACAGACTCGAGAAAACCAGCTACAAGGGAAAAACCGGCAACATCACAGAGGGAATTGTGAAAAATTCGAAAACTACAGTTTCCGTTGTTGAAGCCATCAGAATGATTCAAAATGTTCTTCCAAGCCCAATGGTTGAGCGAAGCTGGGGCTTCGGACCTCAAAGGCTCTGCCAAGAACTTCGAGGCGTCATCTTTAAACTGCGAGGGGAGATTGAGGAAAATGAGCGATGAAGAAACGCATCCTTATGACTTGGCTAAGAGAGATGTCCTTTCGAACGAATTGCTAACGAAGTGGCTCGTTGACCTCGAAGAGCGGGTTCGCGAACTCGAGGCTTCATTGTCACCCCGTGTGACTTGGGAAGTAAGTCAGGCTGAACTGGCTGAACCCGAAAGAGAATATGAGGAGTGATTTTTATGGCTGATAACACTGGCAAAACTTGGATGAGTATAGGCGAAACTGACGACCCAAACGCCATTATCGAAACTATTGAAGCAGGCGCAGCTATCACAAAGGGTGACCCCGTGTACCTCCCAGCAGATGACAAGGTCAGCCCCGCAACTTCAGCCCAAGACTGCATAGGCATAGCCGTCAAAAGCGTGGCGTCTGGCGACCCATGTCCAGTTCTGGTTCGTGGAAGGGTCAAAGCTAAGGCTGGGGGCAATATAACCCGAGGGAAAGCAGTCTACGGTGCAGACTCAAACAACAGGATACTTCAGCTCACAGACCAAGCTGTAAACGAGGGCGGCACAGGCACATACGCGATCTACTACAATCGCAAACTTGGAACAGCCCTTGAATCCGCTTCAGCTACAGACGATCTGATTTTCATTGTGGTAGGGAAGTGATCTGCATGAAGCCCAAGCTTTTTGAGAGCCTTATACGGTCGGACCTTGAATTCGGACAGTTCATGGAAAATCTAAAACACAAGGCAGTTGCTCACCCATTTCTGAAGCGCTACTGTGAAGCTGGCGTTAAAGAACACTTGTTCAGCGATATGGCTGGCGCATTAGGGCATATGCATGACACTCTTGTGGAAGCTGCCAATCCAGAGATTATAGGGAGGGACATTATTACAGTTAGGCCAACAACAGAGACTATGGAGAGATTCCCTCTTGACGACAAGGCTGTTGCCTACCGTTATGCCGAAGGTGCATTTGCAAGATTAAGTGGAAAGAAAATCAGCACAGTTGATGTGTACACAAATATCATAGCAGAAGCCGCTGAAGTTTGGACACGTGAGTTCTTGGAGGACGCCACGTGGAATGTTATGGATAGTATGACAGAGAAGGTTGGAATAGCCCTAGGGGAAAGTGAAACAAACAAGATATTAGACTTGTATGGAGCAATTGCAAACGCAGATTTGGCTGGCGGAGCGCCAATTGACAATGCAGGAGCAGCCCTTAACTGGACAGGATTACTTAAGCTTCATAATGCCGTTAGAGGCGAAAACTGGCGTCCTACAGTTCTTGCAGTAAACGAGATTCAGTTGCATCAACTCCTGAGCGACGACAAATTCATCCATGCACAATACCTTCCAGCAGAACAAGTCGACTTGGAACGCGGCATTATCGGTAGCGTTCTTGGCATGAAGGTTATGGCTAGTACCCTAGTGCCCAATGGAACAGCCTATGCCATAGATACCCGCGTGGCGGCAGTCATGCTCCTGCGAAGAGACGTAACGGTTGAAGACTGGGAAGACCCAAAAACCAGTGAGTTCGGAGTTAGGGCAACAACAAGATTTGGTCTAGGGATCTTACGAAGTAAAGCGGTCGCCAAAATGACTAACATAAGCACATCGTTGTAGGCACAACCACCTTAGGTCTGGTTAGATAGAAATGACAAAGTACGAAGGAAAATGTCCCAGTTGCGGAAAATCACATTACTCGAACTGCAAAGGCGACACTATCATCTGCGACTGTTGGCAATATTGCCAAACATGCGGAGCCGAAATGCAGACATATACAGCTGACTTAACGCCTAAGACCTACGGCATAGACGACAAAAGAGAACTGCAAATTCTGATGGTTTGCACCCGTCACTCTCCCCCTTTTTATAGCACACAAAAACCCGCGGAGGTCGTTTGCACATGAGAAGATTGCATGAACGATTAGGCTTGGCAAAAACGGTTCTGAACGAGCTTAGAAGACAATCTTTAGGCAGATCTGAACTTGAAAAGAGAACAGTCAGGAAAAGCGGCACACACGCTACTTTTGAAGGAATATTCCGCTATCTTGTTAGAAACGGTTATGTACAGAAAAGCGAATCGAAACACCGTTCTCCATACGTGATTACTGAAAAGGGGCTTAAACTACTGGAGGGCCTATAGTTGAACAGCTTTTTGAAACATCTAGCTGAAGCTTTCTTCATCAAGAGGAGAAGTGGCTTTGCCTTCCCGCAAGCAACGGTAATCTATGAAACACCAAGCATCCCACTGGCTGACGTGTTAAAGCTTTATGAAAGAGACCCGACGTGTAAGGCGAGCGTTGATCTGCTCGCAGCTTCGGCGGTAGGCACGGGCTTCTACACAACGGTCAGTGGGCAATACGAGCAGGCTGCTGAAGCTAAATGTATCATAGACCAATTTAATGAAACAGTGAACTTGGATGCGATGCTTTGCGACATGGCACGAGTTCTAGTTGCCTGCGGAAACGATTTCTGGCTCAAAATCACACCTGAAAGGCTGACAAATCTGCATAGGCTTCCCATAGAAGCCCTTGAACTCATTGAACAAAGCTACATACAGAGTAGCCTAAAGATTCCTTATAGGGTCGAAGGATACAAGCTAAGGCAAACTTACGGCGGAGAAACCCTTTCACCAGAAGCCTTGATCCACTGGCGAATAAACTCCGTAGGCTTGTCGGGTTTCGGAACTGGCGTTTTGCAGGTTCTTTTGCACTCGCTTACTTTTCAATCTGATAAGCGACCTGCCTATGCATGGATGAAGGCCAAAATAGAGCGTATAATGCCGAAAATTTTTGAGAAGTATGCTGGTCCTGACGTTTTGGCCTTGCTGGAGAGGGCGGATGAGGAGACTATTCAAAAGTTTGAAAGAGCCATCAAGAGTCGCTCTGAAGAAGGAGCTTGGCTGTTTTATAGCGGGAAAGGCGACATACGCCCTGTAACACTTGACCCGCGTGCTCGATTCGAATATTATGTTGACCATCTGATAAACCAGTTTTACCTCGGATGCGAAACACCTCTGCCAAGGCTTTTCAGCACGCCTGGCTTCACTGAAGCCTCAGCAAAAGCAGCTTTAGACCTGCAAAACATGCTTATCAAACCCATTCAGCGCTACATCAAGCGACAAGTTGAAAGAGAAATATTCAACGTAATTTTGACTGAAGCTGGATTTGAACCAGAAAAGGCTCAGGCTCGTCTGAACTGGGGAACTCCAAAAACTCCAGAGATAAGTATAGCGGACATGTTGAAAGCCGCTGAGTTAGGGCTGATTCGCCAAGACGAGTTTCGCAAAAATGCTGCAAGATTCGGCTGGGAGTTATGGGAAGAAGCACCCGAAACCGCCGGGAAGGTGCGCTAACGTGAAGCGAACTTTCTTCTCTCCTTTCTCCTCTTTTCTTCAAACCCGAATTGGCACTTTCGAAAAGGCGGCGGGAACTGCTTCTAAAATGGGAAGAGGAGGTGAAGGTGCAAAATGAATCTGCTAAATGTTAGTTTAGGATTTTGTGCAGCCTTAGTCTATGCTTTCTTGGGCTATGCTTCACAGGAAAAAGCTTTCAGTTGGAAGAAATTCTTGCGCACCGTGGCGATTGGCACGTTTTCAGCGTTAGGCTTAGATATGGCTGGCATGACCTTCGATGTGTACTCTGCCTTGGTTGGTCCCACAGCTATAACAGTTTGGGTGCAAAAGCTAGTTGACACAGCCAAATCTTGAATCAATGGCGAAATTGACTCGTAACCATTTAAGGCAATCGCATCCAAAGTTTTATTTGATCTTTCAATTATCTGGTTTCAAGAGAGAAGGAAAATGCCAAAAAAAGTTGTTTTTCTAGTTTCAGTCTTGCTTCTTTTCAGGTTCTATGCGGTTTCTGTTTATGGATGGAGCAACGGCGGGTCTAGCAGTGAGCCGTTTGACCCTAAATATGGAACGCATGACTGGATTGCACACCATGCTTTGGACTGGCTCCCTTATGAAGAGAAACAGTGCATTCTGGACAATCTTGCAAGTTTTTTGTATGGGACTGAGCTGCCTGACAACGGATCTATTCCAGACGGCGTTGGCGACAAGGATAAACATCATGTTTACTATTTCGCTAATGGCTCGGTGCAGGAAGATGACTCTGCAGTTAGAGCGAGAGAGGAATACATCAACGCATCGAATCTTCTCAGGGCTGGCGACGTAATAGGCGCCGTGAGGAGACTTGGTATGGTTTGTCACTACATTAGCGACTTGGGGGTTTATGGACACGTGATGGGTTCTGAAACAGCTTGGGGAAGCGAAGATGATTCGGTTCATGGCAATTATGAAAGCTATGTGGACAGGCGAACGGAAAGCTACAGTGACGATTTTAACGTCTACCTTAGCTTTGACGGCGTTTTAGAAACAATTTCGGCTTACAATGCTTCTCTAAAGCTTGCTTTTGACACAACCTTCGACGATGATGGAGACTTGACATGCGTGTGGATGAGTCAAAACTATGACTGGAACAATCCAACGTTCAAGAACCGGTGTGGAGAATCACTCAACTTGGCCGTAAATCTGATTGCTGACGTTCTTCATACGTTCTATATGGAAGAGATAATTCCAGAGTTCCCGTCGATACTGACACTTCCTCTTCTCATTGTTGTTGCTACTTTTGTCATTTTATGTACGAAGAAAAGAATTCCAAGAAAAAGATGGTGACTCAAACCAATGTTTTTATTGGTTCGGAGTAGATTCAAATTTAGGCTTTTCTCGATTTCAAATCAATAATGCAACGACGATAACTTGTCTTAGCAACAATGCAAAACTATTAGCATTTATAGTAGTTAATGTAACCGTGAAATTAGGTGGGAATTGTGATGAAGAGTAGTCTTATCAAAAAGATACCACATATCACGATCGGCGTTTCAGATCTGAAAAAGTCCGTGTCTTTCTATCAAGATGTTCTTGGACTAGAAAAGCTGGGTGAATGGCAAGACTATGCAATCTTTGACGTAGCTGGAGCAACTCTGGGCTTGCAAACGAAAGCAAAGCTGGAAATTTGCCTACTTGTTGATGATGTTGACAAGGCCTATCGAAGTCTGAAAGATAAGGGAGCCACGTTTGTTACTGAGCCAAAAGATCAACCTTGGGGTGGTCGAGCCGCCACTATCGTTGATCCTGACGGAAACTCGGTCACTGTTGAATCGTTCCACTGTAAAGTCTGCGGCAAAGTCTGTGAAAGTTATCGCGAGCTTCTAGAGGAACACCTGAAGAAACACAAGTGACAAAGCATCTTGTGAATATCATTCTTAATGAACTTTGGGATAAGCTTCGCAGGTTCTTGGGAACTGTAAAGTATTTTGCAATAATGGCATAATAATAATATTTTTAAGAAATATTTCCTCAAATGGGATTTTCTGCTAAACAGGCAAAAATATGCCTTTTTTATTGTGAAAATTGTTTAAATTTGTCTTATTTTCCTTCTTGTGCTTGGAGACGAGGCTGTTTGGCGAGCGTATCTGCTGATGATGTTCGCGACGTAATAAATGTTGGTTCAGTAGAGATTCCAGATGCGAAAATTTTGAAGATGATTAAACGTGCAGAAGTCACTTTAGAACTTGAACTTGGCAAGGAAGTAGAATATGAAAACTGCACGGATGCCGAAAAGGAGTTCATCACAGTCTTGGCCGCTATTTATGCTATTTGCTATTTGACTGGCGGCTCTGCTGTTGGCTTAAACTTCAGCATTGGAGACCAAAACGTAAGCGTGCTCGGCAAAGCTCCACCTCTTGAGGTTCTGCAAGCTGAGCTTGACCGAATCTTGAGCGGTTTGAAGCAGCCGCATGTCAGGAGAGTGTAGCCTTGGGCTCTGTACCGGAAGCCTATTATCAGTTTGTGATGGATTATGCGCCCTATGCTTACGTTATTCCGCCAAACACTCCTGATTCGACTTTTGGTAAAGTTGCTTTCGCAGCAGCCTTCGCTATGGACTTCCTTTATGAAGCCCACTCTTCTAAACAGTTTGAAGATCGGAAAAATGCCATTTACAGCAAGATTGTGTCGCTTGCAGACTGGATTCTAACTCAACAGTGCACAGATAACGCCAAAGAAGCCTACGGCGCATTCAAGAGCAACGAAACAAGCACATACTACTATAGTGTAGACGCGTGCCGTGTTATACCCGCTCTTCTGAAAGCCTACGAGTTGACCAATGATACAGATTATCTGAACTCCGCCAGACTCGCAGGAGCGACATTTCTGAAAACAATGCAGGACGAGCAGACTTACGGAGGCTTCGCAAGAGCCGTCACAATCGATGATGCGTGGCTTCTTCAAATGGACATTGAATGCTTGTACGGGGTTGTCGGCTTGAAAATGCTTGCTCAAACGTACGATGCTGCAAACGCAAGCTTGTACGAATCTATGATGTCCAATGCTGTTGGTTTCCTTCGCGAAGGCTTTGAGAATATTTGGCTCCATTACGACCCTGCAGATTCAAGCTGGCATCGTGTCGGCTTGACCGAAAATGAAGTGTACGACGACCCATTCGCTTATGCTTTGGTCGGTCTATACGATTACGAAGGCTGGAGTCTGACAGTTCAAAAAGCCTACAACTTCATAAACAACATCGGAGCATCTGCGCAATACCCAGCATACAACCCTGCAATTTGTTGGGCAGGCTACATAGATGTAATTTCACGTTCTGCAGCCTGCGACTACTATGATGTAGTTACAGCTGGAATTCTGTGGAAAATTCGCAAAAACCATGATAAGCCAAACTTCACGTTCAGTATGAAGATTATTGACAAGCACCAGAGCGAGTTCATGTTCTGGGGCATCAAACACGCCGACTATAGTTATGTGGAAAATAAACAGGCGATGGCTTCGGTCTGCTGGCTCGGTCTGTTATACCTCAACTACGAAGTACCCTTGACTCGCACAATGCAAATTTTGCGTAAATTCGGCGAGAATGTAACTCTTTTCTCTGTGCGCGAAACAGGAGACCAGGTGACTTATGGCGAGGCTATTGACATTCTAGCCAAAGTTTCTCCTGTCCGCGTGGATGAGGTTTTGTTGGAGCCTGGATATGTGATAAACGATTATCTCACAGTCTACACGTTCACTCCTTTGAGACAGCACGACAGAATCAGACGGAAAGGACAAGATTACGAGGTTTTGGGCGTTCAAGCCTTCGATTTCAAAGGCGAAACAGCCTACTTCAAGGCTTCGTGCAGGAGGCTTACGGGAACATGAGTGAACTTGAGGATCCCGTGACAACAGTTGTTAGACTTCTCAGCAACAAAATGCAAGTTATCAAAGAAGACGGTGCAACTGCGAAAATCTGCATAAGCAGAGAATGGTGCAACCGCGAACTGTTCAATACTTATGATGGACAAGTTACTGTAGGCCTAGTAGAAAGCAGAGACACGAAAATTGAAATGTCTGGCACAGTCCGCAAGCGTTTAGGCTCCTTGCGTTTGAATGTCTGGGCGACCGACAGACCTGAAACATCAGATTCAGGCAGACTCCTGCGCAACAAAATCGTTGAAGAGATAAACCGTGTTGTGAGGCAGAACTGTAAAAAACCAAACGTGACAGAATATGATTTTGCTGGTTTAGGCTCCTTAGAAGACAACCGCCACAAGGCGTTTCACGCTGGAGCATCAACGGAGCTGTCTCCTAGACACGCAGAATGGACTGAGCTCACAAACGCTGAGTATGAGAAGATCTGGTACAGCGATGAAAGTCGCTATTCCAAAAGCCATACCGTTGATGGGGAATATGCCCTTACGCTTTTCTGCTTTAAAATTGAATCTCGAGAACAAACCGCTAAGAAAATTGTTTTAACCTTTGAAGGTTATGGCACAGCTCCAGCTGGAAATGGAATAACCGTGAAGGTCTGGAACCATGCTGCAGAGGATTGGCAGAACGCCCAATCTGGAACTGCAGGTGCAGACGAGACAATCACGATTGTTTTGGCTTCAGACTTGCCAGACTACATAGACAATGAAGGGTACGTTTGGCTTCTAGCAAGAACCACAAATCCAAGCAACGGAGCATCCGCAGCCACACTCTACTGCGATTACGTGAGTTGCACAATCACCGTTATTGGCATAACATACCTTGACATCGCAAGTTTTCGAGACGCTGACGAAGTGCGAGTTAAACCATTCATCTTTAGAACTGAATTCTTTCTCAAATCATGGTACTTTGAAAACTTAGGAGGAATGCTCTAAAAAGGAGTGAAATAGAATGGTTGAAACCTATGGTGCACACGAAAGCCGCATATACTACGTGGAAGAAGCCGCTTACGGCACAACTCCAACAAACCCCTCGATGCTTGGCATCCCAGCCGAAAGCATAGAACCATCCGTAAACCCAAGTAACATTAGGCTTCGAGGCTTGGGCAACATAGACCTGCAAGCTGTTAAGAAAGGCTTAAGAGATGCCAGCCTGAAAGTTTCCTATCCGCTTCCAAGCGATGCGCCGATCAATTTTCTCCAATATGCAAAGGCTGAACTGAACAAGTCTCTAAGCATCCAAGCCTTATACTACAAAGGAGTCTTTGCTTCAGCCACAGACATTGTTTCGCTTCTTTTCACAGGCTGCAGATTCCAGAAAGTAACTGTTGAATGTAGCATAGAAGATGTTGTTAAGGCGAATGCTGAACTCACTGGGCAAAACATGACAGTGGGAACGGCAAAGATCACCGGAGCAACCTACGCAGAATATGCTGGAGCAGTTGTGTTCAATGAAAGCTATGTTAAAAAGGCAACGACCGTTCTCGACCGAGTGTCAGACTGGAAATTCACAATAGAAAACAACCTGAAACAAGTGCCTGTCATCCGCTCGACAAACGGTCATCTTCTAAAGTATTTGCCATACCGCCACAGAAGCCTAACAGGCGAGCTGACTTTCGAGTTTGAGAGCAAAGAGGAATTCGATGATGTTGTCAACGACACCGCTTTTGACTTAGAGTTTGGTCTCGGAGGCTCCAACAAAGCCGTTTTCACTGAATGTAAATGGGAAAATGTGTCTACACCAGTACGCATCGAAGATTTGATCGCGCTAAAGGCATCTTTTGTAGCCAAGGGTCCAGTTACGATTAGCTAGGAGGCTCAATCATGCGAACGCAAGTTCTAGAGCTCGATGAGCGGTTTGGCAAGCAGTATGCAGGAAGCTACGTTTTTCATGAGATATCTTGGGCTAAGCGCAGCCGAATAATTCAGAAATACACAAAATACAGCCAGATGACAGGGCACATTCAAAGCAGCGATTATGTGGCTATTCAAGCTGAAACCATCTGGGCGAGCCTGAAACAGCAACCTCAACATAAACCGATCACTCTAGAGAAGCTGCTAAGCGACGAAGACGGCGTACCCATAGAGTTGGGCGAACTATTCAGCGAAATCGTGAATAGGCTTAACAGCGTAACGGTTGAAGAACAACGTTTTTTATTGGAGCGATCCGGAGAGGAAGACCACACCCAGCGCTCACAGAATATAGGCTGTGCAAAGAGTTCGGCTGGACACCAGAACACCTTGCTAGACAGTCAGCCAAGACCATCCAACAGTTCATTTTGATTTTGAATGAAATGGACAGGCAAGCGGAGGAAGAACGGTTGAAAACGGAGAGGGAGGCAAAGTGGCGATCGAGATAAAATGTGATGTTGAGGGCGTTGAAGAGTTCAAGGCTTCAATGGAGCACCTCGATTCTAGCATGCAAAGACAAGTTCATCAACAGTTGGCAAGCTGGGCTGCAGATGTTGAATCTTTGGCGAAGCAAATCGTTCCTGTGCGAACAGGACACTTGAGGAGTACAATTTACGCCAGAATTAGCGAGTGGGTTGCAGAGGTTGGTGCTGAAGCTGCTTATGCCTTGTTTGTTGAGATGGGCACTCGCTACGTGAGGGCACGCCCCTACCTTTACCCAGCAATCCAGAAGTATTTGCCCACACTTGAGAACACAATACTGGAGGCTCTTGACATGGCTAAGGCGGAGGCTGGATCATAGTGGCTTTCCGTGAGATCGCGGTCACCATAAGGGCTGTTAATCGTGCCAGCCATGAGTTTGCAAGAATCCAGTCCGACGCTGAAGCCTTGTCGGTGCGAATTAAGAGTGTCGGTGCAGCCATAGCTGGTTTGGGAGCCACTGGCACTGCTATTGGACACATAGCTCATCAATTTGGCTTACTGAACGATCAGCAAGCCCGAGTGTTCAACTCAGCCATGATGATCCTCTCGGTAATGGGCATGTTTATGCGGACAAGCTGGGGGGTTGCCGTGGCTCAGAAAGCTTATTCAGCTGCTTGTTGGATTGCAGCTGCAGCTCAAAATGCATTGAACATCAGTTATGCGACTTTTCTTGCTCTGACAGGCGTAGGTATAGGCGTGATAATTGCGGCTGCTGCTGCGATGTGGCACTTTGCCAGTCAAATGAATGCGGCAACCGCAAGTGTTAGAGGCTTCAATGAGGTGGCTTCTGAGATACCCACTTATGGTCGTAGTGTTCGGCGGAGTGGCGAGGAGGAAGCAATGTATAGGCGGGGTGTTGAATAGTGAGCGTTGAAGTTCCAAAAGTTTCTATTGCTTTTGGCTCTGTGGCTCCACCTCAAGGTGATGTTGTAGATTTGCATGTGCATTTGGGCTGCACAAATGAAGTGAGCAGTTTTGAGTGCCTTCTGCAAAATTGGGATGAGAAGTACAGCCAAGGTGGGTCTTATCCGATTGCTGTTGGCATGGACGGGCACATAGACATTGGAAGAGGCTCAAGTGTTCCGCAGATCATAACGTGCCATGTTGAAAACGTCAAATACGAGTCGACACCAGTTGAACACTATGTTCGTGTTAGTGGACGATGTTGGGGCGAACGCCTTTTCCGAAGGGTTGTGACCGAAGCCTACGAAAACAGGAAAGGCGAAGAAATCGTTAAAGACTTGATTGACTACTTCGTGCGTCTCAGCCATGTTCGCGATTCAACAGAGCTTATAGAAAACACGGACACGACTTACACCCAACTGGAATACGAGAATACGCCTGTCTTCGAAATCTTGAAATTTGTCGCTGGAAGCGCAGACAAAGCTGGCGTGATAGCCTTCGATTTTCGTGTTGCACCTGATGGGAAATTTGAATTTTTCCCACGGAACAGCAAGACTTCGTCTTTGATTCTCAGCGAGAAAATTGAAGCCAGCGAATACAGTAAGGACATTCACAACGTGAGAAACAAAGTCACAGTTTATGGCGCTGCCGACAAGTCTGTCCCATCAGACAAGGACGCTTGGACTGAAAGCCTAATACCCGCAGACGGTTCTTGGAGTGCAGTTTCAGGCGAAATAAGCCTCGACACAACAACAAAACTGAAGGGCGGTGGAAGCATCAAAACGTATGCTCAAAATCTTTATTACGCTTCATGCCAATTAACGTTGAACAGTGGCAAGGAAGTCGACTGTAATCTTTATTCTGTTTTGAGCTTTTGGTTTAGGCTTGAAAGCAGTTTCAATGGGAATGTCCAAGTGACTCTCTACGATACTGCAGACAAAAGCGCAGCTTACGTGTTGACTATAGGAGCTGACGAATGGTTCCAAAGACAGTTGAAAGTTGGCAGCTCAAATGCAGATGCATGGAATGTTCAGGGTGGTTTCGATTGGGCAAACATAAAGAAAATAAGATTTGACTGTAATTTCAGCGTAGCTGGCACGGGAAACTTCTGGATTGACGGTTTATTTTTCGGTGGAAGACGCTACAGCGCAACGGAAGAAGACAGCGCGAGCCAAGCAGATTATGGATTAAGGGAGCTTGTTGATGTTGATGAGGAACTTTACACAGATAATGAGTGTGCGCTCAGAGCGAAGGCGATTCTCAATCATCTTAAAAACCCTGCCGAGCACATAGCAGTGCGAAGCACAATAATCGACTACGGAAATACTCCAATTCTGCCTGGAGGCAAGATTCACGTAGTTCTTCCAAACGAGAATGTGGACGCCGACTTCCGCATTCTAAGCGTAGAATACCACGTACATGCTAGCACGCAAACTCTTGAGATAACTTTGGAACTGGGAAGGGAAACGCCTCTTCTGGCTGATTACCTATACGCTCTGCGAAGTAAAACAGACCATCTCAGCAGACACAAAGTTGCGACGGTGATTTGATGAGTGACTCATGGACTGTTCCTTACGGACGATATGAAGAAGCCTTCAAAGCCATTCACAGTGCTTTGTCGCAGATTGCATCTCCACCGAGTGGCAGAAGAATAACGAAACTTGGTTTCATGTGGAATTCTGAGAAAACCTTAGCTAGGCTCGAAGCCTACGATGGTGAGACTCTTCTGTTCACACTGACTTTCTCTTGGAATACTGACGGCACTCTGAAGGAGGTAACACGAAGCGATGCCTGACAAAGCCTTAGTTATTCGAGACGACAAAGCGAAATTCAAAGACTTAGGGGATGTCCTAGCCATAGCTCGCGCTGAGGGCAAAAAACTGTTCAAAACCAAAGAGAACGTTTCTGTGGTTAGGATTTTTCTTGATGTTGAGGTCGGATGGATAGTGGTTGTGCGCTGTCCTATTAGGTCGGGTTGTTCAGATTCGCTGGTTGTAAGCGAGGGAGAAAAAACTGAGAAATGAGTTTGAGGAAAACTGTTCACGAAGAACATGGCAGATTCAGGCAACTGTGCTTGGCTGGCATAAACAGACGGATTGAGACTTGGCGCCCAATTCAAAACCTTACGCCCAAGCAGATGATGGATTCTTTGAACTTCGAGGTCATTGACGGCGTGGAAATGGCTCTTGTGAATACTGATGAAAAGCTCATCAACTTCGACGATTTGGTCGTCGATGCAGGGTTAAACGCACTTTGCGGACAAGCCTTCGAGGGAAGCGGAAGCAGACCAGCAGTTTTCAATTATGTTGCTGTAGGCACTGACAGCACTGCTCCTGCCGCTTCTCAGACTGCTCTGGGAGCTGAAGTCATGCGGGTTCAAGGAACATACACAAAAGATGCCGCCACAGGCGAGTGTAGCATGGACGCAACTTTCGACATAACGTCAACCTATGCCCTAAATGAATGCGGACTTTTCAACGCAAGCTCTGGCGGAACAATGCATTGCAGAGACACATACACAACAAAAAATGTCCAAAGTGGCGATACAGTCAAAGTGTATTACACGCCCAAATTCCAAAGACCTGCATAAAAGGAGGTTTTTCTTTTGGTGCTTGAGCGTGTGTATTCTGCCATTACGAAAGATAAGCAGATACCTCGCTCTCTTTTTATGGGTATCCCATCAATCGAGATGACGTTCATTCGACATTTTTTTGACGTTAACGGCGTCGTCAAAGTTTCTAACGAATGGGAAGACTCTTTTGCAATTAATCCGCCAAAATTCGGAGTCACAGTTCAAATAGAGCTTTACGAAGATTCTGAAAACGATGTTGTCGCCTACCACATTACAGCTAAGGATGTTGAAATATGGGTCTATTTCAGGTTTAGAGCCGACCTATATAAAGTGAAAATCTCAATCGAGGGCACTATACCTACAGCGGGCAAACTCAAGATTCCATTAACATCCGCAAAAACATTTTCTCTTAAAGCAAAATGTCTTATGTTTGGAACACATGATTGGAACACTGAAGAATTTCTAAGTGCTGTCGGCTTTGATTGGAATGACGTTGCAGTAAACGTGAGTTTTGATGATGTAAACAAAGATGTTGTTTTTGATGTTCAGCGTACTTTTAGCATCGACCCTAGTACAGTCGGGACTTCAACAACTGACCGTGCAACATGGGCAGCATTTCAACGTAAGTCGTTTTATGCGAGCGGGCGTTTTTGGGTGTTTTATGGTGACGGGTCAAACATGGTCTTCCGGTCAAGCACGGATGGGTCAACGTGGAGTGACCCGACAACTGTTAGAGCTGCAGGCGAAGGCCGAGACTTCAGCACATATTTTGATGGAACTTACGTGCATTATGCTTATGCCACAGGCACTTCAGGCGGAGCCCTAACATATCGTCGCGGGACTCCAAATAGTGACGGAACAATAACGTGGAGTGCAGACGAGCAAACAGCTTATCAGGCGACGGGCGAATGGGTTTTTTATCCATCGGTTACAGTTGATAGCAATGGCTACGCATGGATTGGCTTCTTGCATTATGACGCAGCATATCACCCATACGTAACAAAGTCAGGCAACAATGACGGGACATGGGGAACAACACCTTCAGGATTCCCTTATGAATTAACCAGTGCCACTTCTAGCAATAATTGGCATGTAAGCATTATTACATTAACATCAGCGAAGATGCTTGCCATATACGCTTATTCAGGTGCTACAATAATAGCGAAAAGGTGGGATGGCTCATCATGGGGGTCTGAAGTGGCGACTACCTCAGCCATTGTGTATGGACAGCGACATTCTGCAGTTGCTCAAGGCGATAACGTCCATTTAGTATTTTGTAAAGTTTCAACTTATCCTATAATTCATACAGAATATGTTTACACTTCAGATTCCTTCAGCTCAGAAACAACAGTTCAAAGCAACATAGGCTCTTCAGGAGGGCCAGTTTTGAGCAGGAACACAGCTAATAATGATTTGTACTGTTTCTGGGCGGGCTCACCAACTGCAAAGCACATATATTACAAGAAACGCGTTAATGGAACGTGGGATACGGACCCCACAGATTGGATTACGGAAAGCGATAGCTTAACCGGCAATGATAGACTCACATGTTTCTACACAAGCTGCACCGCAAAAATAGGCTTGATTTATATGACTAAAACCGCATCTCCTTACAATATTCGCTTTGATTTCCTAACAATGGCAGGAGGACAAACATACGAGATTTTCGTTGATTCTGTTGCGGGATGTTCAGGTCTTCATGCGGAGAAGTGCGCCTTTGAAATGGCGAAGGATTCGTCGGTTGTTTTGGAAGCGTTTGAAGCGGCTGAAACGAGATTTAATGTTTTGAAGGATGCAGTTGCACATGCTTTGGCCAGTGTTTTGTTTGGGATGTCAATTCTGAAGGATGCAATTATTGCTGGTTCAGCAGCGCATTCAATTCAATTAGGCTTCACGATTCCGAAGGAGACGATTTTGAAAGCGGTTTCAGACCCTTCGATTCAATCCATATTTAATCTAAGTCAAGAAGCGGTTGTGAGGGTGTTTGCCGAAGTAAGCGTTTTGAAAGAGGGTGAAGTGAAGGTTACGAAGTTGTTTTTGATGCTTGGAGATTTATGTGTTCAGATCACGGGTGACTAGGGTTTTGAAGGGGTGGTTTTGGCTTGGGCAGGGCTGACGCTAAGAGGACTGTTGTTGAGGTTCGTGAGGATTTGCATAGAGAGATTAGGAAGTTGGCTTTGTTGAATGATCTGCGGATTTATGAGTTGACGAATGCGATTTTGGAGGAAGCGTTGAAAGAGCATGAAAAGATGAAGGCGATAATAAAGAGGTTGCGAATCTGATTTTTCCTTATTTTTTTGTTTTGCTTGGAACTGGTGTTTTGGGTGCGTTTTTTGTTGTCGGCTTTTGTTTGAGGTTTGTTTTTTGTTGTGCGCTTTCGTGGGCTTTCTGTAGTTCTTGCATGTACCACATTCTGTCGCGGTGGTAGTGTACGCCTATTGCAATGCCTAGTATCATTAGGGATAGGCCGCTTATTATTAGGCTTAGTCCTAGGACGGCTCCTGCTGTTAGGTTTGGGTGGTATGGTATGAATAGGAGCCATTCGGGGATGCTTGTTAATGCTAGGTTTGTTACTATGCCGCCGACGAAGAAGAGGTCTCCTGCTAGGAACATGAGGCAGGCTTGGATTTCGTTTTGTCTGGATTGTTGGGCTTTTTCGTGTAAGTACTGTCTGAAGTCTAGTTCTATTTTGACGTGGGCCATTCTGACCGCTAATGTGTTAGATTTTGAACATGTACGTAAATCTTGTTAATTGCGAAATATTACGTGTGATAAGTAGTTTTAATTAGGATTCTGGGCGTGTTTTTCTATGATTTTTTGGATTTGGTTTAGGTTTTTGATTTTGTGTTGTCCACATTTGGAGTTGTAGCCGACTGTGATTATGCCGATTTTTCTTGCGCCTTTTAGTTCGTCGCAGGCGTCGCTTATGAAGAGTGTTTCTTGTGGTTTGACATCGAATTTTTTTAGGACTGTGTTGAAGGCTTTTTTGCTTGGTTTGTAGGCGCCTAAGTCATGTGATGTGTAGATTTCGTCGAATAGCGTATGGTTTACGCCGACGATTTGCATTTTTTCGATTTTTTCTTGTTTGCTGTCGATTGTGTCGCTTAGGACGGCGAGTTTTTGGTTTTTCTTGAGTTTTTTTAGTGTTTTGTTGATTCTTGGTGTTGCCTTGAATTTTGCCCATATTTCTTTTTTGTCGAGTTCATTCCATTCGGTTGTTAATTTTTTGAGTAGGCCGAGGTTTTCTAGCCATTTTTCGTTGGCTTGTTGTGCTGTTATTTTTCCTGTGGAGGCGAGTTTTTCAATTTTGGACCATATTTTGTCGCTTTTCTTGAGGTCGTGTATGCCATGTTTTGTGAGAAATTTTTTTACAGCTTCTTCTACTATTTTTATGCTTCCTTTGTAGAGTACGCCGCCTGCGTCGAAAATTATGAGTTTTATCACGTCGTGCTTAGTTGTTTGTTTTGGGATAATTGCTTTTCTTCTCTTAGGTTTTCTCTCCGTATAAGACTAGGTGTCTTGATAATCCTTTGACTGAGGGTTCTTTGCTCATTCTTAGTAGTATTTCAGTCGTTTGCTGGAAGAGTTTTTTGTTCCATCTACGGGATTTTAGAACTTTTTTTGGGATGGAGAGGTATTCTAGCATGCCGCAGACGGCGTAGATTTCGATGACTTTGATTCCTTCTTTCTCGAAGAGTTTTTTTGCTTCTTCTGAGCTGACAGCCATGTGTTTCTCTTTGTCATTGTAGACGTAGCTTGGTTTTGATTTGAGTATGGCGAGAGCGGATTCTGGGTCTTCGTGAAATTTGCTGATGGCTGCTGCGCATTTGTTTATTAGGAATATGGAGATTTTGCCTGGTTTCTTTGTTACTCGTATGAGTTCTTTTGCGGCTTCTATCATTCCGTCCCAGCAGATGACGAAGTCGAAGGTTTCGTCGGGGAAGCGGAGTTTGTGTACGTCGCATTTTGAGATTTTTACTTTGTTTAGGAGGCCTTCTTTTTGTAGTTTTTGTTTTGCTACGTTTAGCATGGCGGGTGAGATGTCGCAGAGCGTAACAGAGTATCCCATTTTTGCCAGTGGTAGCGTTATTCTTCCTGTGCCGCCTGCTGCGTCTAGGATTTTTGCTTTTTTGTTTTTTGGGAGGTATCCTTTTAGCAGTGTCCAGTCTACGTGGTGTTCGACTGCTCCTCTGAAGGTTTTGTACCATTCGTCATATCTCTGAGCGTGCTCGTCCCACTTTGGCATTTTTGTTTCTCCTTGATTATTTGTTAGGTGGAACTTTACATAAGCTTCACTGTGGTTGAAGGGAAATGTTTCTTAAGGCTGTGCTGTGCTAATTGCTTTGTTAGAGGTGTTCCGTGGTTTGGATAAGGATGTGGAGCGGTTGGGGCGCCTTAAACCTGAGGAGAGGGTGAATTTGGCTATTGGCATGTCTGATGTTTGTGTTCGGGTTTGTGCTGATGGTGTTAGGGATCAGAATCCAGGCATCAGCGAGGAGGAGCTTATTGAGCGTGTTAGGGAAAGACTGATGTTTGGCAAAAAGCGGAAAAGTGGGGTTTAGGGTTTTGGAAGCTTTTGAAGGATTGATTAAAAGGGTAGTGGGTTGTTTTAATGCGGTTGGGTTAGATTATATGTTTACTGGTGCTTTGGCTGTGAGTTATTATGGTAGGGCTCGGACCACTACGGATGTTGATGTTGTTGTTGCGGTTTCTGGAAGAGGATGGCGGGTTAAGCTTGTTTCGGCTTTGAGGGATGCGGGATTAGTGGTTGATGAGAGGAAGATTGATGCGGCTTTGAAGTCTGGTTATGGGATTGTTACGTTTAAGGATGGCAAGTCGCCTTTGACTGTTGACATATTCTTTCTCGAGAGAGGTTGGAAAGGAGGACTGGAAGTGTTTTGGGTTTGAGGACTTTTTATTAGATGCCTGAGGATTCCGTCGACGCTCTGAAGTAAGGAGACTCTCTGTCCATTTTCAATGGGCGAGACTGGAGTTACTATGGATGTGTCGTAAGATTTACCTAAGTTATTGGTTTGGACACTGCTCGCAAAGTTTTTAGGCTTAAAAGTTAGTGTTATTCAGTGAGATTAATGGATATTAAAGATGAAGATGATTTACTTTATTGGCTGTATAAACTAAAGCGAAATAACAATGAAGAGGTTTATCCAAAAGTTTCAGAAGTTCCAAAGGGTAAGGAAAATGTAATAACTCCTGACATTGACCTACTAAAAATAAACGAAAGCGGTAATGTGAAGGTAATTGGTTATGAAGTTAAATTTCCTAAATATAGTAGAAAGAACAATACTTTTTCGCTTGCAGAATTCTACAAAGGTTTGGGACAATCCTTATGTTATTTCCGTCATGGGGTTGAGTATGTGGTCCTTGTCGTCGGTTTGTTCGGCGCTCCTCAAGAGAAATTAGACATAGTTAAGAAAACTAAGCAAAATATAAAGGGTACATGGGATTTCCTCAGTATTCAAATCCCTTTTTTAAAAAGTTATATGAATATTGACATTCACAGTCAAGACGAAGATGCTGTTCATCTCTACCTAATTCCACAATCATCATTTTCTGTATATTTTGACAAGGAAATTAATTACAAACATGATTCTTTGTTACGGCGAAAATTCACTTATGCAAAAAATTGGATAAAGGAGATGGAGAGGAAAAAGGAGTAATCGAGATTGTTCATACCGCACTGTAGACTTTGTCCACTCTTGAACCTTTACACGCTTCCAGTATTAACGCACTCTTTCTTCAGGAATTAAGATGGGGTGACAGCCCGCGTCTACATGTTCCACTCTGTAGACTCTGCCCATAAAATGTCAAAAAAGTCTCTACAATTTTGAACCAATGTTCTATTAGTTGTCCAAATTCCGGCTTCATAATTCTGGTCGAGTCCATCTGTTTTTGGGTCAGCAGAGGAGACTAAAGTAGCTTTGTTTCCAAAAACCATTAATCTTGCATGATTTGTATTATGCTGTTTTACTTGCCCATTAGCTCTTTTGACTCTTCTTGTTGCATCGATATTATCCGTTTGATTTTGTCGATAAGGTGGGACAATCAACCGAACTTGAACCCCTCTTCTCAAAGCTCCAATTAATTTATCGACTAGTGCATTATCAAAATATCCAGTCAGAAGTATCTCATCTGTCTGAGAGAGTTTGTATCCAAGCTTTGCAGCTTGTGATGAACTTCTCCTTGTCATCGTGCGTTAAGTGCTCATTCTCCGCATAATTCTCTCTGAAATAATTTGACCAAGTGTCTAACTCAGTAAACAGATTTCCCGAGATTTCAATCCTTCTAAGGGTTGCTATGGTTTCTCCTAGAATCTGAAGCATGTTATCTCTTCCTTTCACCAACCCGCCTGTATTGCCCAATGTCAGCAGAGATTGTAACGCTGTACCTAACCAGAAAATATCTCTCTCTGCATCACCCATCGAGCACACCTTTATGTTTTTGAAGCATATCCTTTCCATTTTGGAAGTAGTTCATTTTCAACCCAATTCTTGCCAGACCCTGATAACTTGTATGAATAAGAACCTCGGCTACCTTCCTTTATGACGAATCCTCTCATCTGGCTCAAATTTGATGAAATGTAAGGCATCCCTACGCTTTTCCAATTGATACCTACGAGTTCTGTAAGTTCACTCATCGATACTGCATTCGGACTCTTGGCGTACAAGATGAGACCTATCACTTCTCTGGCAGTCAATTTATCAGGAGGAACTATGAGGTGCGGATTACCATCAGCTGTATATTCAATTACCCCTGCGACTTCAGGTTTCGATGGAGCAACCGACACTGGGCTGGGCAGAACAGGTGCTTCAAGTTTTTCTTTTATTGTGTCAAGAATAGCATCAATACTTTCTTGTGAAACCCCGATGCTTAGGAGTGTTTCCTTTAGGTCATCAGAGGACTCACTCTCTACACTGACTTCTCCGTAACTGGTTTTGATTGTCAATCGAAATTTGCCCAATATTACAACCTCTTTTTTAACTTCTATTGATTATTTCATACGGAAATGAATATAAATATTATACGTAGGCAATGCTCCCAAAACCTCAGAGAGTCTTAGGGCAAGGCAAAGAACGTTAACTTAGCAGTTAACCTTTGAAAAATGTGAGTTTCAGCTTCTTATCAAACTTTAGGGAACCAGTTCTTTAATTTGGCTTTCTTCAAAAGCTCTGCAAGTTCATCTGGTCCTATAGACAATGAACGATTCGCAAATCGCCACTCACTTTCTCCTCTATTTCTTACATAATAGCAGAATCTTATGCTTTCACTTTTGTCCTCCCAACGAATAAGTTCAATTAGGTCCAGAAACTCCCGATCAGGGAGTTTCTCAACAAGTTCTACATAGTCAACGACTTCCCCAGTAAAGATTGTACCATCTGAGTGTTTATATGTAACATTACGGCCTGGAATTTTCAAAGCATTTCACTCCATTCAATTGTTCGTCCTAAAGCTTATTATGATTTATGGTTCCTAGTTTTTCCTACAGAGTTAAGAATCGATTTGCAGAGGTTTTGTCTATTTGTCTAAGAGAACTGAAACTCCTTTTAAGTTTGTAAATTTATGAATTGGTAAATTTCGCTCTTCTTTATATTGGCTTTTTGTGCTCGTTTTCTTTTGATGATGTTGTATGAAGGAGGTTGTTAAGCAAGTTAAAGGCTTAAGCCCAGGCGACCTATGCAGAGTTGACTGGTTCGACGCATCTATAGGCAAGAGTCTCAGCGGCGGCTTAGCTGGCATAGACGTTCCAGTCCAAAGCTGGGGCATATTCCTAGGCATTCTAGGCGAAAAGAACAAGCACATAATCCTAGCCCAAAACAGCTTTCGCTACTCAGACGGCGTCTACGACATAGACTATACGGCTGTTCCAGTCGCATGGACAACCAACATAACAACCATAACCAAAAACCACGTCCCACCACAAGAAGCCACAAACCTACTAAACAGCTTCCTAGCAGGCGGAAAACGCACCAGCATACGCGGAAAAAAACAACAGAGGCTAAGAAACCATGAAAGACTGGATTAAAAAAGCCCTAACAAAACACATCAGACAACGCGAAATTCCACCCGACGAAAGGCTTGTTCTAGGCGTAAAATTCGCAGTAACCATGACTCTAATCCTATCCGCACTAGAAATCTCCCACATGACATTGCTAGGCAAGTGGAACAGCGAAATCTTCGCCGCAATAACAGGCCTAACAGGCACAATAAGCGGCATCCTAATCACACAAAAAACGTGAAGCACATGACAGAACCACAAGTTCAATCTATATATAAGGGGGGTCTAGACCAAGCAGAGAGCAAAACCCGAACCGCTAAAGAACTAATCGAAACCGAATGGAAAATCATAGACAAACTCCAAAACCTCGCCGAAAAAGCCCGCTACGAAAAACAAAAAGCCTTCTACTACCAAAACCTCGCAAGCCACATACGCACATTATCAATGCTCCTCAAACTCCACGGACAACCAGACCAAACCCAAGACCTAGCAAAACTCCTAAGCCAAATCCAAACCCAAGCAAAAACACTCGCAAAAAGGCTCAAAAAATGCAGAACCACACAAGCGCACTAACACAACTCAAAGAAAACCCAACACTATTCGCACAACTCCTCCTAAACTTCAAACCCTTCACATACCAAGAAAAACTCCTCACAGACAAATCAAACCGCATAATCGCATGCATGGGAAGACAAACAGGAAAAACAACAACAATAGCCGCAAAAGCAATACACTACGCATACACAAACCCAAACACAACAACCCTCATAATCACACCCTCACTCAGACAAAGCATGATAATGTTCGACAAAATCCTCACACTAACACACCAAAACCCACTCCTCACAAAAAGCATAACACGCAAAACACGCACAATAATCCAACTCACAAACAACAGCCAAATAATAGCACTACCATGCAGCGAACACCTACTACGCGGATACACAGCAAACCTAACAATCTGCGACGAAGCAGCATTCATACCAGAAAACGTCATAACAGAAATAATATTCCCAATGCTAAGCACAACAAAAGGAACAGCAATATTCCTAAGCACACCCTGGGGACAAAACCACTTCTTCCACAAAGCCTACACAAACCCACAATACAGCACCCACAAAACAAAATCAAACGAAAACCCACTAATCCCACAACAATTCCTACAAGAAATGCAACAAAACATGACAAAAGAAGCCTACAAACGCGAATACGAAGCAGAATTCACAGAAGACACAAACACCTACTTCCCACAAGACCTAATCCGAAAAAGCATAGAACTCGCCCAAAAACTCACACTAGAACCATACACAAACCTAGAACAACAAATCCAAAAAGGCAAACACTACGCAGGCATCGACCTCGCAAAACTACAAGACCAAACCGCAATAGCAATCGTAAACACAGAAGAAAACACAACAAAACTCGTCTACATCCACGAATTCCCAACCCAAACACCCTACACAGAAGTAATCGGACACCTAAAAAGAGCACACACAAAATTCAACCTCCAAAAAACCCTAATCGACCAAACAGGAATCGGCGAACCCATACTAGAAGAAATCCAAAACCAAAACATAACCAACGCAGAAGGCATAAAATTCACAACACAAACAAAAGAACAACTCCTCACAAACCTAAAAATAACAATGGAACAACAAAAACTCGCAATACCATACAACAGACGCCTAATCCAACAAATAAACCAACAACAATATACATACACAAAAACAGGCCACATCCAATTCACCCACCCACCAAACGCTCAAGACGACATGCTCTGGGCACTCGCGCTTGCCGTAACAGCAGCAAAAACAGAACCAACACCAAACCTCTGGATCATCGCAAGAATAAGCAAAGGCAAAACAAAGCTTCAACAGCTTCGAAAAAAGCTCATAAAGCACCAAACAACGGGCGTGACAAGATGACGCGCAGACACGAATACTTCAAAATCACAAAACTTGCAAGAACATACAACCGCAAAACAGGCAAATTCACCTTTAACATAGCCTATGAAACAACGACAACCATAACGCCACGGACAAAAAACGTCGCAGAAGCCTTCGGCTTAGGCATAGATCAAACCCAAAAATTCATCTTATACGACAACGTCGAACTTAAAATCGCACCAACAGACATAATCCTCATAACCGGCGACTCAGGCTCAGGCAAAAGCGTCCTTTTAAAAGCCATAAAGCAAGATCTAGCTCGAGAAGCCTTAGACAGCATGGAAATGCGCGTAGATGAAGACAAATCGATAATCGACACCATTGGCAAAACGTTCAACAAAGCCCTTGAACTATTAACGAAAGTGGGCCTAAATGATGCATTTCTGTTTCTCAGAAGGTACAACGAGCTGAGCGATGGACAGAAATATCGTTACTGTTTAGCCAAGTTGATGGAGTCTGGTAGGCAGTGGTGGGTTATGGATGAGTTTTGTTCTGTGCTTGATCGTGATACGGCTAAGATTGTGGCTTTTAATGTTCAGAAGGTTGCGAGGCGGGATGGAAAGGCTGTGATTGCGGCTACGACTCATGTGGATCTTTTTGAGGATTTTAGGCCTAGTGTGCATGTTCATAAGCGTTTTGGGAGGGAGGTGATTGTGAATTATTTTGCGAATGTTTTGGCTGAGGAGTGTAGTCTCGTAAGGGATGTGCGGGTTGAGGAAGGGGTTTTTGCGGATTATAAGAGGCTTAGTGTTTTTCATTATAGGGGAAGTAGGTGTTCGCCGCCGCGTAAGATTTTCAGGTTGATGCGTAAAGATGAGGTTTGTGGTGTGATTGTGTATGGTTGTCCGCCGCCTTTTATGGTTGGTAGGAGTAGGGTTTGGAAGGGTGATTTCGAACGTCTGCAGAGGGAGGTGAGTACGATAACGAGGGTTATTGTGCATCCGAAGTATAGGTCAACGGGTCTGGGTGTAAAGCTTGTTAAGGAAACTTTGCCGTTGGCTGGAACGCCATGTGTTGAGACGTTGGCTGTTATGGCGAGGTATAATCCTTTTTTTGAGAAGGCTGGTATGCGAAAGGTGGTGGAGAGTAAGCCGAGTGAGGATGTGTTGGGTGCTATTGAGTTGTTGCGGGGGTTGGGTTTTGATCCTGTGATGTTGGGGAGTGTGAGTCAAAACTTGTGCAAGATTAAGCTTGTTGGAAAAGGGAGGGTGGTGGAGGTTCTTGAGGAGCTGTCGCGGAAGGAGGGTTCTGTGCGGAAAAGGCTTGTGGGTTCTGGAAGGGTGTATCCGAGCCAGAGGGATTTTGTGGAGAAGGTTAGAGGGTTGGATGAGGAAGGTTTGGCCGCTGCTTTGAAGAGGCTTGCTTTTTTGGCGCAGTCGAAAGTTTATTTGTTTTGGTCTCGGATAAATGGGGGTGGTCGCTTTGGTGAAAGTTGAGAGTATTTTTGGTTTTTTAAGAGTGGTGAAGTTGTGGCGCGTAGTAAAGAATTGTTAGAAGGTTTTTGGGGCTTTTAGTCTCTGTTTGGTCTAGACCCCCCTTATATATAGATTGAACTTTTGGTTAGATTGTTGTGTTGTTGGTGAAGGCTGAGCTCTGTGAGAGCCTAGACCCCTCCCTTATATATAGATTCAACTTCTGGTTAGGCTTATTATGTTGTAAGCGAAAACTGTTCTCTTTGCTGACTAGACCCCCTCCCTTATAAATAGATTGAAACCTAAAGTTCACATTAGACCCTTCTTAGCTGAATCGTAAACTACATTCTCTCCAAAATAAGGAAGATTAGCATGTAAGTACTATACTATAACTATGTAATATAGAGATTTAGCTAATTAGAGCTTGGAAACAAGAGATTTTATAGAAATAAAAGTATGCTTCAAATAAAAGAGGTAAGACGTTTGTTTTAGATTGGGAATGCTCTGCATCCATCGCATCTTCTTGGCATAGGCAAGATTATCTTGATTGTGTCGCTTCCTTGGAATGGTGTACGATCGTATAGTTTGCCTGTTATGGTCAACGCTAATGTCATGAATCTTTCTTCAATAAGTTCTGTCATGTTAACATTGGCGAGAATATAAGATATGTCTTCTGTTTTATTAAATTTGACCATTAAGTCTGGAATAGTATCATTATCGTAGTCTCCAATAGCGATAGGGCTTAACTCCGCTAGAACAGTGCCATTCAACATTATAGTTGAAACGTTGAGATCATTTACATCATAGCCTTCAGGAAGCTCAATGTAGGCAGTAATCCATTTGCCCTCACTCCTCAAGTTTAAACTGGTTGGGTCAACATCTAACGTAGCCGGAACAATGACGGTAATAGTTGAGGAAATGGTAGTTGATAACGCACCATCATCTATAACTTGAAGAGTAACATTATATTTTCCAGCTTTTATATATTGATGAGTTACATTCTGTCCTGTAGCCTCATAACCATCTCCGAAGCACCAATAGAAATCTACAATATGCCCATCAGGGTCAAAACATGTAGAAACGAATGTAACATTTTCCCATATGAAAGGTGCTTCTGGCCACCATATGAAGGAAGCTGAAGGCGGTCTATTGAGAGGAGGTGGGGAAGGAATTCGCCAATATAACCAAATTGCTTCAAACCATGTAAAAGTAATCCATAAAAATGTATAAGACTTCTTGACAATTTCCCACCAATTAAGTTCAGTTGCAAGTACATATCGATTCTCCATCAGGAAACCAAGAACATAATCGGAGGGAGAGTAAGGAAAATAAAGTGTGAGTGAACGGTCCGGATTCTTATCCATGCATAATGTTAAGAAAATCCAAGGAATTGAGGCCCAAAGAAAACCTCCTAATCCACTTATAAATTCCAGTAATTCTCCACTCAGCAACGGTGTTAGAAGCTGGTAAACAAAATAGATTACTAATACAATCGTAGTCACCAGAAGAATTGGTATTAATATGTCAACAACCCATGATGGAATGTCTAAACGCCAAGTCTCAACTGTTACCCCTGATGGTGCATCATACAACGTATCTGGTACACTTACTAATACCCACGTTTCCAAACTTTCAGGATTCACAATAGTTATATTATAGTAAGTCTCCGAACAATTTTGAATTACATTAACCTTAAAGTAGAATCTAAGAATTCCTTCTTTCAGTCTCGCTTCCAAAATTGCCTCCTTATAATCCGTTGTGTTAATTATCCACGTTATCGAAATGTTTTGAACAGTTATTTGAGCAAGATTCAGGGAAACATTTTGAACGTCTGCATGTGCGGGGTTTATGGGAAAAGTAAATGCCAAAAGTAGTATCGCCAGCATTATCCTAGAAACTACTTTTCTTAGCATTTTCCTTTCTCCTTTTGAACGAATACAGTTTATTCCTGTGAATTTAACTTAAGATTTATGGAGAAATCTTCTATAAGCAAATACAATGTTTCTGGGCAGTCAATCTATTTATTTAAGCTCTAGATTTGATTATACCAGGTATAACTTCAGAAGAATCTACTAAGCATATCGTTCTAAATAACCGGTATACACCCCCGTATATACTAGCACAATAACATACTCCACTAACAATAGGATATCAGAACAGATTATCCATCTAATCCAACAATAAAATAGAAGATTTCTCCATAAATTGCTAATATAACTTGAAATGAAGTAACCAAGTGATAAAGCATTTGGCAAAAGTGGTGGAGACTTGGACTATGGTGACTATTGAAGACAAAGGCATTGAATTTGTCAAGAAGTGGGAAAAATCAAAGACAGGAAAAGAGCCACAAGACGTTAGAGAGAAAAGATTGGGATATGATCTGAATCAATAGACAAAAAAATTGAAGTCAAAGCCACTAAAGCAAATATACCCAACAAGGGAGGACTTCATATAACTCTTCTTCCTCGTCAGTTTGAAGCCATGAAGAAGAATTCTGACTATTGGATTTATCGTGTCTACGATGTTCAGAAAGAAGGAAAAGTGATTCGCATTCCTCGGAACATAATTCAAACGCATTTAGACTCTTACACAGTTCATAAACTTGTACTCAAAAAGGAAGAGTGGAAACAACTCGAAAAATGAAGAACACACGAAATCCATTAACTGTTTACTTTGTTTTCATTGAATACGAATACGTAGCATAAACAAAACAGTTCTTTCTCTTTACCTACTTAAAGAAAACATGATTTGTGAATCTTTCTTTCTATGTATGGAATGTTTGTGAATTCGGTATAAGGAAGGAATATATGATTGAACTCATGGTCAACTGATAGTTTCACTTGTACTCGTGGTGAGGTAGTCTTCGGTTCAAGGGATACTGGTTTGGTGAAGTACTTTTTCGACATAGTACTTAGAGATCAAGTCAACTGTTAGCCCCGTCTCTTCCTGTATTCTATGCAGCGTGTCAGGCCACAACTTTCTTACAGCCTTCAGCCTTCGCCCAAAATCCTGTGCTGACAATTCTGTATTAATTATGGCTTCTTTGAGCATCTTCTCATAATCCCTTGGCAGCCACTCCAACTCATAAGAGTAGAATACCCTCCACTTTGGCGACGGCAAAAACTCCTTATTCAAAGCAAACACTAACCTAAGCAACAAATCCAAAGCATAATTCAAACAGTAATGAGCCGCGACCAAATCGCCTCTGTCCATACAAGCCTCAGCGATAGTACCAACTTCTTCTCTCGGAGGACAACAATACCATTTAAGATATTCAGCACACAACACAATACGTCTAACCCAAAAATCCTTGGGAAGCCTCAATTTCTCTCTAAAAACCTTTCCAATCTCTCCTTCATGGTCAAAAACAATCTTAGCCCTAGAAAAATCCCACCTATCATTTTCATCCCATCTCCAACGTTTAAAATCCTCGAGAAAATGAACTTCAAGATCGATATCAACTTTGGACCGCTTTTCCTCATTCAAACCTATCTCATAGACTTGCCTCCTAAGCTGCTCATCTATTTTACCCAGAAAAACTATAATGTCCAAATCCGAGAACTTATCTGCAAAACCTCTTACTACCCCACCTAAAAAAACGATTCCAATTACACCTTCACACGAATCCATCTTCGAAGCAAGCCTTTCAGCAACCTGCCTGAACCCAGCTATTTGGTTTCTCCCACTAAGTTTGACCAT